AGGATACTTATGAGATACTGAATCGTTCGAGTCAGCCACTCAACGAAATGGAGTATCATAACGTATTCATGCACCCACTTTTCTCTGAACTCACAGCTCTCGAATCGAGGTTGAAAGATGCCGGTGTGAAGATCAAAAATAACTCTACCCGATTCTCGAGCGAGGAAAAATTGCTTCAAATGATGGTAGTTTCTTGCATATCACCTGAATATAACTGGAGCTCTATGTGCGATCTATATGTCAAATGGATCGATGAAACATTCTTCAACACAATAGAAGATAAATCCAAATTAACGGAACACATCAAAGCTCTTATGTCTTCCACGTATTCTATGAGGTTGAACGCGTTGTTTGATCTCCTGGTAACCATGAATAAAGTTGATTTCACACTTTCGTCTAAGTGGATGCCCGAAGAGCTTATTTTTATTGGTCGTTTGTTGAATTTTATTTATTCAAAGTCCAACCCTGAATTTCTCATTTGTAAAGCTAAACATCTCTATAATGACATACAAAAAGATTTAGAGCATGCTCAAATGAAGATTAGACATAAAAACGCTAAATATCAACAGCTTTGTTTAGAAATAATAGATGAACGTTTAAAAAATTTAGCCTAAGTCGAGATTTGATACCCTTGTAATTATAACATTCCAAAGATGTCCTACGAACAGTGCCTCGCCGACGCCATGCGCATGTACCGGGTGGATTCACCAACCGATAGATGCAAGAAACTCGCAAACGCGACTTGGAAGATGAAACAGAAATACGCACAACTCAGAAAAGATAAACAGACTCGGGTGATTCAGGTCATAGAAAAAGCTCCTGAAAAGGTTGTAGAAAAGCGACACACAGTACACACTTGCCAAGCAGTGACGCTGGCTGGCAAGCCGTGTGGATTTAAGGCTGTGTGTGGTGGTTTCTGCAAGAAACATCAACCAAAGATAAAATATTAGTTTACTATAAATGTTAGATCAAGAGACATTACGTCCAGTTGTAATATCAATGGCATTGTATGTCGTCATCGCTAAGATCATTCCAGAAAATGTTAAGAAGCCCACAAACATTGGATTCATCGATGACATCGTATCCATGTTGATCGCTCAAAAGGGTGCCATTGCCTCAGGTGCCATTCTTACGGGACTCATCGTTCTCCTTACCAATTACATCATTGATGAATTGTTGTGAGACGTGTTCTTTCCCAACCAATCGTTTCGTGTGTGAGTGATCCATGTATCTTAATCTTTTTTCGTACGCATCATTCATGAATTCCAAGAGTTGCTCTTTGTTTGGTTTGCCCCACTGCATACCTTTCTTAAACAAGAAGTCATCATTCTGCAACTCTTGAAGTTCACAATCGATCGTGTACGGTGTTTTTACATATTCGGGTGCACCCCCGTAATCCGTAATGATCACAGGTTTATCACGCATTGCCGCTTCTACAGCACCCATACCGACGCCTTCAGAGCTCGAAAAGCTCACGTAACAGTCTGAGAGTCTGTGTATCTTATCCATTTCTTCGTCAGATACCAGACCATTGATGACTTCCACATTTGGTAATTTTATTTGAACTGGTTGATTGCACGTGGCTTTCACGATGAGTTTGGCGTCCGGTTTATTGAGACGCACAAACGCTTCTAAAATGCCCCTAAAATTCTTACGTTGGTCCATGATGTTTCCTATGTGGTAAAACGTGTATTTGTCCGTGTGAGGAATGTGTGCCCGTACTACATAGAATTCCGTGTTTGGAAATTGTCTCGAAAAAACCTTTTTACAGAATTCACTCGGTACCGCGATCCGGTCAAATAATTCAAAAAGTTTCCCGTAGTCTTCGTGTACTGTTTCGGTTTCACATACAGTCATACAGTGAAGGTGTTTGACTTTGCGTTTTAAATCCGGAATCCTATTTAACCAAAAATCAGTTGGGAGTGCAAATATAAAAGCTCGTTCACACGGAGGAATTTCTTCTTGAATTTGAACATATTTCCAATCTGGGAATAGATCCGTGTATTTCTTCGCGTGTTGCCCGATTCCACTCAGTAAAGTTGGTCCAATCACCAGCATTACATTTAAAGATAATATTTCCTTTATGTATATTATAATGGAATCTCTCAGGCAAGAAATCCGCGATGAAATGAAGTCCCTCCGTGTCAACAAGAAGCATGTCTACGACATCTTGTTGCGATTGGTTGACGAATTGGACAGTGCCAAGTCAGCTCCAGCTCCAGCTCCAGCTCCAGTTGTTGAACCAACTCCAGGTCCGGCTCCAACTCCAGCTCCAGCTCCAGTTGCCGAAGCTCCAGCTCCAGTTGTTGAACTAAGAACTCCAACTTCAACTCCAACTCCAGTTGCCGAAGCTCCGGCCCCAGTTGAAGAAGCCCCAAAGCCAGCGCCGGTGAAGAAGGTCGTCAGACGTACTAGAAAGAAGGCTGCGGAGGAACCGAAACTGTCTGCTTAGATATGTAATAAACACCACCTAATATGAGAACTATCAATAAAACAAGATAGCTAAAAGGGTATTTCTTAGTTTCCTTTCTAGCTTTCTCTAATTGATCTGCATCGGGGAGTTTTTTCACGTTGTGATTGAGGTTATCTATCTTCCCCATGAGACGATCGAGTGCATCCAGAATCTGCAATTCTCTGTTTCTTGGTTTTTTCTTTACATCTATGGTCGTGATTTCTATGATCATGTAAAAGGACACGGATGGTTTAAGAAGTTCATAGTCTCCATCACCCTGCGACTCATAGAGTTTGAAATGTGTTTTTTGGATGGATATTGGATTAAACAGAGATGTTTGTCGTTGGAACGATCTCCATTGTTTGTCTCTCAAAATGAATGAATTGCTCCCGGAGAATGTACGCTCCAATGGTATGCGTGTCAGTATTTGTCCGTTTCGTTCGTCGAGTATTTGGGCTCTTTTGGGTATGTCCTCGCATACGACATCTATGTATTTGGATACATCTGTGTTACCAGCGGAATCAGATTCGCCCACTTGTGTCACGTAAAAATCAACCACTTTGAATCCTATCACTTTTGTCATGTCCTCCATGTGTATGTTTGAGTCGAGTGAAAAATCAATCGTAAATGTGTTGTTAGACCCATTCACGAATTCTGAATCAACTGTGATGTACTGGACTTTCTTCGGTACCTCGTAGAGATCCATCTTGTATTTAAGATAGATAAAAAAAGAAGTCGTTAAACACGTAATGTGGTGGCTTTACCCACGCGCTTTCTGTTACGCTTTTGCTACTACCTGGATATACAGGTACATCAGAGGGACGTTTGTCGTGATCGCACACGTCCCAGAATACATCGAAGATTTTATGGACGAATTCTCTTGGTCTAAACTCGGCGACAAACCAAAGAGATTTTTGAGAACTATTCAAAGTGAACATAAAAAGCTTGAAGAATATCATCTAAGTAAGAAGAAGGAAGAATGAGTTTTTACACAAGATTGCTTAGTTACTTGTCTCCCAGACAAGAGGAACCTAAGTACATATACGATCAAGGTGACTACGAGGTAGTCATCGCAAAAAACGAAGTCGGGGAAAAGATAATTCTCCATTTTCAAAAACCTTATAAAGGTGTGGTGCATGTATAATGCAAGATGACTGCTTCTCTCTCACGACCGATGACTACCGCCTCGCGTTCTGCCAAGCGACGAGTTCGCTCTGCAAAGACGTACAAATCCTCATATGGCAAGGGATTGTCCATTCCAATGAAACACCGAAATGTCCAGATGCACCAAAAAAGCCGAGAACATTCAATCAATACACTGAACATCGGGGAACTAAATGTTCTCCTAAGAAACTTACGTATGAACCAGATTTATGGTGATGGACACTCTCAAATTTATCAACCCGCCATTGATCTCGTTAAAAATCGCCTTTATCAATTGAGGGCTGAAGAAAGTATGGAAAATGTGAATGAGTACATTTACTGTTGTTCTGAACTTGAAAGATACAGGGATATCGAAAATCGCAACATTGAAAAGGAACGTTTTTATAGTAAGTTCAAGCACTGGACTCCAAGTGAAAGACACGATGAATATGTTTCTGATGATAAATTGGCGGAAGTTCAAGTTCGACTCTATGAAATCAGTGAGCGATGCCGTGATTTTGAAAATCGTGAACGCGTTTTTAAGGAGAAGACGTTTGGTAAACGTCTCGCGAGTAGGATAGAGTTTTAATAAAATGCACTTAAACAAATGAAACGTAAATGATACAGATAACCAAATAAGATGTTCCTCTCTACCGAACTCGTGAAGAATGCGACCTTTTTGGAAAGAATGCAACACATGGATTCGTTGTCGAGCCGTTTCTGTGGTAAGACGTGTGAAGTGTGGGGCTTGTCCTCCAAGTACTTTCCGGGCAAGTTTATGCCCGAAAACACAGACGGATATTTGTGTTTCATGGGTATTTCCCCGGAAAAGTTGAAGACGTCTTATGGTCACGTACACTTTATCGAATTTGGTCACGAACCACTTCCCGACACGGAATACGAAGACGAGGTTGGACTCCTTGATCACATGTATTTGATTTATGGTGAAAAGATTTCCCGTGAAGAACACGATTCGGATGAAAACATTGTCTACGTGTACCCAAGAGTTATCAAGGAACATGATGTCGATTATTGGCTTGAAATCGCCGAAAACAACTGGGGTATCAAGGACCGAAATGGGCTCAACGAATTCATCGAAGATAACGAACTCGAAGATCACGTGGACTGGCAAATGCTTTACGATAATTTGCCCAAGATTTACTACCCAAGTGAGCGTGTCTACTCGGATTACGAGAGTGAATCCGAATCCGAAATCGAGGAAGGTGAAATCATATCCGATGACGAGTCGGAAAACTACAGTGAAACTGAAACCGACAGCGACAGTGAAACGTCTACGGACATCGAACCGCCTTCAAAAAGAAGAAAATACGTCGACTATTCAGACACCGAATCTGAGATCGACGAGACCTAATTGCATCTTTCAACCGTGTTTATGCAGAGCGGGTAAAAATGGATTTTGTGTTAAACATAAACAAGAGGGAGATGCAGTAGACGCGTTAGTTAAACTTAAATCAAGCTTTTAATAAATATTTACAGTATCTTTCATTCAAATTCCCCATAGGCGAATACTCGAAAAATAGGTGGACGAGTGCTCCAGTGAGAACGAGTGCTCGTGTATCTTTCACGAATTTGGTAACACCCGTATATATAAGTAGTGTCAAAATACCTATGAGAATAGCCTCGATGAGAACGAGTGAGAATGGACGCGCAATCATTAAAGTTCACTAAGAAAAAAATACCTAAGTGGTCACTCGGTACATTCTAAAGTATACAATAAAAATCATCATGGCTGAAATCGCGTACCTCACCGACCTTGTTAAGTCTCTCATCGATGAAGTGAAAACGCTTCGCGTGGAGAACCAACAACTTCACGAAGAAGTCAAATCTATCCGGGAAGAAATGAAACCAAAGAAGCGCGTAGCAAAACCAAAGGAACCCACTGAAAAGTGTGTTTGTAAAACCATCAAGGGAACGCCGTGTAAAAACAGTCGTTTACCTGGAAAAGATGTGTGTGCGAAGCACGTAAACGCGAAAGAACCTGTGGCGAGTACGTCTACTACACCCCCACCTCAAAAGAAAGTGAGGACAAAGAAACCGATTGTCAAGAAGGTCGTCCCCGTACATAATCACCCAATTGGGCAACCACCTGAAGAGGGTGTCATTTGTGAACTTTGTGAAACACACGGAGATCTTTTAGATCCAGATATGCCCGATGCAGAATTTGAAGTCGTACCCGTGAACGGACAATCTCTAGAAGAGCGCCTACGTATCATGTTAGAGAGTGAAGGAGAATAAAAAAATAACATGTAATAAGTAAAAATGAGTGACCCTGTACGTAACATGATGTCCCTATTGGATGAGCACAAAACTGCTCTTCCAGAAAATGTATATCTCGAGATGTGTAATGAACTCAAAAAGATGTACGCATCTGGAGATACGGTCCGTGATAATTATATATTGAATCTTACAAATGACTATCTAGGTCTCATGGAACAAAACGAAACACTCCGAAAAGAAATCACACAAATGAAGCGTGATCTCGTGCGCGCGAGAATGGCACGCTTCGATGACGTATCCGTTCCCGTGTCTAACTCTCGGACGTTTTTAGAAAATTTATTGGGTGCTTCTAATGTAAATCAAACAGAATTGACACACGAAGACATTCCTTTACCACCCCTTCGTATTAGATTTTAGATGACTAATTGTTTCTCGTGACCAACTTTGAGTGTAGTGTTTACGATCACATCGTATCCCGCATCTGTAATGTTTTTACAGAACGCCACATCTTCGGAGCACATATCTCGTACGAGTGTTCCATCTTCTCGTTCTATTTCTTGTAATGGATAAGAAAAATAAGGATACTTTAATTTCTCTAAAACTTCTCTTCGTATCGCCATAAAACCCATACCATTGTATGCGACTTTCATGTATTTAGGTGCACCTTCAAGGTCTTCAAGACGCAAAAATTTAAATGAGCCATATTTTTTAAAGTAGTCCAAGTCCCAATTCTTCACGGCCGCGTAGTGCTTTAGGTCAGTCATTCTGTACACACCAGAGACTACCGGGTGTTTATCGGTGTCTTCGATGAGTTCTATGATTTGTTCTGGTATGAAAAACATATCACTATCTATGGTGACCCATACGTCATAATTTATGTTTCCACCAAATGGCTTTTGTTCGGAACCTCTCAATACATCGAGACCGAGTGTTTTCATGCGAGCAAATGACACGAAACTACTATATTCATTTACCAATGCTACCTTGTACCCCCTTTTCGTCAGTTCTAAAAGTGTTTTAGACCAGTTCATGAGAAATGACCCGGAGAATGTTCTTCCCGGAAATGCTACGATCACACTCTTCATTACATGAAACTATATAAAAGTCTTTAATAATATTAAGATGCATCATCTCGTGCGAATGTTCTACTTTGAGATGAAGAGACAGCTCGCGCATACGATAATCACAGAGGGCATAGGAAATTTCTTGAAACGAGTGTTTTCGTTCAACAAACATAAAGCTATAGCGCGTGATATTGGTAAGTAATAATGAGAACTAGACGAGTGCGAAAAACTAGAAACGACGACCCGGACTACGTGGTTGAAAACGACACGGATGATGAACTCGAACAATACTACGAAGTTCCACCTAAACCATACTACGGGAACGGATTCAAGATTACGTTCGATAGCCGTGCTGAGAAACACCGATTCATGCGAACCGTGGGTTCTAAATATTTGAGTAAGCTCTGAGTTTACGTGTTATGCATGATGGGTGGTGGCGTGTAGTTTTCCATCTTTCGGGTAAACGCCAAGTAAAGGGCGAGTACGATGACAAACACTATGATGGCTACGTCCCACGCAGGTTTGCTTTTTCTACCCCAGCTCACGGTGAAGAAAACGCCGAGGAATACACCGAGTGCTCGCAAAAGTATTTCGAGGTAAATATTCATTTAGTATAAATATATATTTTAATTTTGCCTAAGTCACCTGTCGACCTTGTAATATTCATATCAAAAATGAACAACTTCACATTCGACGAGTGTAGATCTCGCGCTAACGATGCTTTATCTACACTCGAAGGACAATCTACCACGAAAGAAGACCTAGAAAGATGTTTGAAAGATTGGTACGACCGAGGAAATAATTATTGTTTGAGTATGAGGGGTGTTAAACACGCGTATAGGCGAATGTCTAAAAAACCATGGGCAACCAAAGAATGGGTGTCTATGAGAGATATCAAGTTGTACAAATTTATGATGGACAAGTTTTCAAATGTATTTTGGGAAAAGGTTTGGGGCAAGCATTCACTCATCCCAAGATCTCCTAAATTCAAATATTTTCACGACGTGGATGAAACTTTGCGTTCTGAAAAATTCTACAAGATGTGTCGGTGTGAAATAGATAAAATGTAATATGACGAATATGTTGAAAAATTAAATAAAACGTATACCTAAGTCGGATTAAAGAGATAGAGGGTTTAGATAATTAGGGTTAGTATAATAAAGGAATGAATAAACAAAAATTCAATCGTGAGCTACTCGAAAAAATTCTCACTCGAGATAGTGCGATTCTTGATGATACCAAACAGCTACCGAATCCACTCAATCGCGATTCTCGTATTTCATTCAAGTGTTCTTGTGAGACACCCGATACAAAAAATTTTCGCATGATGGTCGAGAATAGTGGTGCACGTTGTAAATCCTGTACCAAACATGATAAGCAAAACAAAATTAAAGCGACCTGTCATGAAAGGTATGGTGCAGATAGCCCATTACAATGCACTGACGTTAGAGAAAAAATTAAAGCGACCTGTCGTGAAAGGTATGGTGCAGATAACCCATTACAATGTGCTGACGTCAAAGAAAAAGTTAAAGCGACCTGTCGTGAAAGGTATGGTGCAGATAACCCATTACAATGTGCTGACGTCAAAGAAAAAATTAAAGAAACTCTTCGAGAAAGATATGATGTAGAACATCCATCACAAATTTTTGAGGTCAAGGAAAAGAAGAAAATGACATGTTTAAAAAACCATGGTGTACCATACCCGACACAAAGCGTTGAGGTTAGGGAAAAGGCAAAAGCGACTAATCGAGAAAAGTATGGTGTACCATACCCGATACAAAGCGCTGAGGTCTTAGATAAGATAAAAGAGACTAATCGAGAAAAGTACGGTGTAGACTGGTCGTGGCAAAGTGATGAAGTCAAGGACAAAATTAAAGATACTAATATAGAAAAGTATGGTGTACCGTACCCTTTACAAAGCGTTGAGGTCTTGGAGAAGATGAAAGAGACTAATCGAGAAAAGTATGATGTAGACTGGTCGTGGCAAAATGCTGAAGTTAAGGACAAAATTAAAGAAACTCTTCGAGAAAGATATAATGTAGAACACCCGGCGCAATGCACCGAGGTCATGGATAAAATGAGAGCGACCATGTTAGAAAATCATGGTGTAGAATACTCTATGCAAAGCGCTGATCTTAGAGAAAAGGCAAAAGCGACCTGTCTCGAAAACCATGGTGTAGAAAATCCATCACAAAGCTCTGAGATCAGGGAAAAGGCAAAAGCGACTAATATAGAAAGGTATGATGTACCATACGTGTGTCAAAATGCCGAGATTTTAGAGCGCGCACAGAAAAGTGCATACAAACGAAAAGACTACACCACACCCGGTGGTCAGGTATGGTCTCTACAAGGTTATGAACATTTTGCTGCACCTAAACTCATTGATGAGTATGGTGAAGATGATATAATATCCGATATAAAAGAAGTTCCACAGATTACGTGGGTAGATTTAAATGGTGTTGAACGTAAATATCACTGTGATTTTTATGTCAAATCACACAAGGTCATTATCGAAGTCAAGAGTACATGGACAGAAAGCAAAGATATTGAAAAAATTGCGGCGACACGTGAACATGCTAATGCACTTGGTTATGGGTATAGACTTATTGTTATCGACAAACAAGGTATTTGGATTCGAGACGAGTTATCGCCATCCATTCTCGGTGCGAAAGGTGGAGAATCCGCTAACATAAGACTTGCATAAGCCGGGTTAGTGATAGGGCATGGAAGAAACAAACCTAAGTCGGATTAAAGAGATAGAAAAGTTACTTCAAAAAATCAAGAACTCATGCGCTGCCAAGACTGCAAAACCTGCTTATCTGCTATCAAGAAGGGACACCTCGAGTGTATGAAGACCTTCAACTACGAAAAATGCAAGAAAGCTCCTGAAACTGCTGCTCTCTACAATCACCTGGAAATCTACAACTTTCTCAAGACAAATCCAAGACAAATTTCTCTTGAGAAAGAAATAGAATTTTGTGCCAAGAATAAGTGGTTGGATGAATACTATGCGTTTTTATATAATTATACCTATTTCGACAACGAGGCCAGATTTAGCACCATTCGTTACATGATGTATGCCGCCATCAAACATGGTGACTTGACTATGATGAACAGTGTGTATACATATGGAACTACAACTTTCCATGAGGCTTTTGCTGAGATTCGATCTATGGATAATGCTACTTCCATCGCCGTCAAGACTGCTGACCCTGAAAAGATTGAGAGTGTTTATCAGATGTTCTGGGACAGATCCGAAGATTGGTCTCCGAGTGATTTTAATGATGCTATCATTACTGGAAACCTCGATGTTCTCGCCAAGGTTATTCAAATGTGGAAGGAATCCCCCACCGGTTTGGTGAGTGTTGAAAACACAATTAAATTGGCTACTATCACGAATAACAGAATTGATATGCTCAAATTGCTAGACAGAGAAATCAATGGGTATCCACCAGGCATGTTGCATGAAATGCGAAACACGAGAGGTCACTCTACACGAGCTCGCCAGGAAATGAACGCATATGTTTGGAGAAAAATGTTTCCCACGCAACGTGGAAACGCTACGGGAATCGTTGAACGCGATAGAATTGAACAACGTCAAGTCACCGCTGCACCCGTAGCTCCAGTTCGAGAAAAGGTGACCAATCTCCAAAAGGCCCTCGCCGTGATTGAGGATTGTGATATCCCCGAAGGCAAATACTTGGAGTTGTGTAACCTCCTCATGGATGTTCACAAACGGGGTGTTAGAGCTTAGAAAAATAGGCTTGTATTATATAAATGATTCGAACACAAATATTTTCCTTCCCAGTTTTTGGGCGTAAAAGAAGAAGAAGGCGTCCTATATATCATAGTTCCGGAGACGATGATATATGGGATGTAGACCCAGATGATAAACGACGGGTTAACGAGAATAAAAATTGGCGAAGGCATCATCCAGAGGAAGAAGTGTGGGACATAGATAAAGAACGGGATGCGGTCATGTATAAGAGGGAAGCACTGGAAGCGTGTTTGAGGGTGGAGTATGTTGAAAAGGAAGATGAAGAAAATGAACAAGGTTTAGAAAAATAGACTTGTATAATATTATGGAAGTATCTTCGTATATATACAAACGAATGAAACTTCGAGAAAAGTTCAAACTGTACTGGTTACGTAAACAATTTGATTACGCCTACTCGCGCGTCGAATTCTATACCTCGCGCATGTCTTCGAGTAACATAGCTAATAAATTGAGACTGATACGAGCCTGTAAATGGGAAGATCGTATGTATGCGAAAGACCAGGAGATACACGATTACGTGGATAAGATGAATTTAAAATATGCATGAGTATTATATAATGGCGACACAACAAAAAGAAAAGAAAGGTCCACCAGTTTCGGTTATAATAGGTGGAGTGAGTGTAGCTTTGCTACTCGGGGGCATCGTCGTTTATGCGATGAGACAAAAGAATAATGTCCAATAAAAGTAATGAGCATAGACGCGAATCCAAGTATCAAAGAAATCGCGACTACATTTGGGGATACACCACCGTATTCTATGTCAGAACTCTATGGTCTTAACTTCTCCAGCGGAAACGCAGTCACATCTGGGACCATAAGTTTGAGTGGATTTAGAAATAAGACGGTGGAATCTATATTAGATGAGACTAAAGTATGGTCATCTGATGGGGCAGCGGGTGATTATTTTGGTATTTCTGTGTCTATATCGGATGATGGTTCGACGGTCGTTGTGGCGACAGATAGACATGAAGACAATAGGGGTGCGGCATACATATTCGAAAAAGTCAACGGTGTATGGACCCAAATGGCAAAACTCACAGCGTCTGATAGGGCAAGCTTTGACAAATTTGGTCGGTCCCTCACCATCTCGGGTGATGGTTCTACGGTCGTTGTGTCGGCACGCCAAGTTGATAACTTCAATGGTGCGGTGTACATTTTCAATAAAGGGGGTAGTGGGTGGTCTAGTATGACAGAAACAGTCAAACTCACAACATCTGATGTAGAATATCTAGACGAAGTTGGTAGTAGTCTCTCTATATCGGGTGATGGTTCCACGTTCGTTGTGGGGGTACACGCAGATGATAACAGGAAGGGTTCGGCATACATTTTCGATGAAGAGGGTGGTGTATGGACCGAAACAGTCAAACTCACATCATCTGACGGGGTAGAGGATGATGTTTTTGGTTGGTACGTCGCCATATCAGATGATGGTTCGACGGTCGTTGTGGGAGCATACGACGATGGAAACGGTTTGGGTGGGGCATACATATTCGAAAAAGTCAACGGTGTATGGACCGAAATGGCAAAACTAACGTCGACTGATAATGTTGGACCTAATAATTTTGGTAGTAGTGTCTCTATATCGGGTGATGGTTCTACGGTCGTTGTGGGGGCATCAAGAGATGATACCTACACGGGTGCGACATACATTTTTGAGAAAGGGGTTAGTGGGTGGTCTAGTATGACAGAAACAGCCGAACTCACGACATCTGATGTTTTGGGAACTTATTCCCGCTTCGGTGAGTCCGTCTCCATTTCTAACGATGGTTCTAAAGCCTTTGTGGGGGCAGAAGGTGTGGATGCGGTATACATTTTCGAGAAAGGGGGTAGTGGGTGGTCTAGTATGACAGAAACGACCAAACTCACAGCATCTGATGCAGGGGATGATAGCTTTGGTGGGCGTGTCTCTATATCGGGTGATGGTTCTGTGTTCGTTGTGGGGGCATACTTGGATCATATTACTACTAATGGTGTTCAAAAAGACTATCAAGGCTCGGCCTACATTTATGAAACGCGATATTTCGTCAATTAATTTCCATATACAAAATTATTCGATCCTCCTCCGAAAGGTTTTCGGCCCAGTGAGGGTGTCTCGCGTCTAGAACAATGTGTTTCCCATTTTCTTCTATGACGTCTCCAATTTTAGAGTGGTGTAGAATGCAGTACCCGAATGGTACATCTATACCTAAATGATACGTAAACTTATAGTTAGGTCCTACGTCGTCAGTGTGTAGTTTGAGTTTAACTCCACCTTTCATGAGTGAGAATCCTGCGACCTTTATGCCCTCGATAGACGATAAGAGTGCGTGGGTCTTCGGACACAATTCACAGTTTCCAGTCACGGGGTGTCCATCCCATACGAGTGGCCAACTGATCCAGTCTTCCGCCACGTGGTCTTGACCGCCTTTGAGCCATCCGTGTTTACCGGATGCATACATGGCTACGACTTCTTTCAGGTGTTCCGACCCAACCCATTCTCCTTCTTTTCGGGGTGTTTCGGATATGAATTCGCGGGGAAGTTTGCGCACCTCCTCGCGGATGGTTTTGTAGTGTTCTTTTAACTCTTTCAGGAGCATCTTACACGTGTGGCGTCTTATTTTTTTATCTCGTTATTTTAAATGTCACCACCAAAAACTATAAATTCGCCACTCATGAAACAGATGAACAAAGAAATCAGTGCTATGAAGAGAGAAATAAACGCACTCATTAGGGCCATCACACCAAAGAAACATGTGTCTACTAGAAAAAAATCTACTAAAAAGTAAATGTACTCTTTATTGTGTAAACCGATAATACTTCCACCACCATCACCACAGACACAAGACGTCATGATGATGGGTGTTAAAACGTGTAGAATAGTAGTCGTTCGTCCTACCCAAAAGGAGAACGTATATGAACTAGAGGTCATCGAAGATGCTCCACCATTAACAGTTGACTAAAGAAAACACGCGATGCATTCGTAAGTATGGATGATCTCAAAAATGCGATGCAAATCATAGACAGACACGCAGATAAGTTACCCGAAGGGGAGTATCTGGAGTTCTGCAATCTCATGCGTAATTTGTACGAAGATAAACAAGGTAACGTAGACGACGTGAGAAGTGTATTTACGGGTGTATACATAGAACAAGAAGGGTTCGAGCAGGATGCGTCCGACTATTTTCAAAAACAGTTCGAGGAACGCATGTATGACATGGATATACGTTTGAAATCAAATGAGATGGACTTAATACGTGAGATGATACGCGAACTCAGACCTTTACAGAGAATCACAAAGAATCTAAAAAGTAACATCATAGAACACTTTTCGAACATAAACGAAATTACGTTACCAGAAAACACGGAGGAGTGTTTCAAGGAATACATAGGTACTGATAAGGATTTGAACCACATGTGTAAGACATACATGAGCATAGAGAATCAATTTCGATCTATCGTCATATCTGATTTAAACGCGAGGTATAGAGAACTTCAATTTCAGGTAGACCTTCTCACTGAAGATAGAATGTTATGAAAAAAAATATTTTTTTTACTTTCTTTTTTTAGAAAAAAGTTTTGAAAATAAAAAAAGTTTTTTGTAATTAAATCATCATCGTAGCGATCTGACCCACGACCGCCTTCACGGGTGAAGGTGTGCTCATTTTCTGTTTCTTTCGTGCAATCTCGGAAGGTGTTCTCTTCCTCTTTTTACTCGGTTCGACTTTAGACTTTTTGGCACCTGATTTCGCGGCGCTCTTAGATGCCGGGCGCTTTGCTCCACCCATAGTGTTTCGTTTCACTTGTTCGAGTTTTCTCTTTTGTGCACTCGTTCGTTTTGCTACATCTGTTTTGCTCGAGTAAATTTCGTTTGCAGGTACACCTTTTACGCCTCTACACGAAGCTATTATGTATATGGCTTCCTTGTTTGGTTCTTCAGCTAGAAATGTGGATACGTTCTTTTTAGGAGGTGTGTATATTTTGTTTACATCCATCATGTTTACGTTCTTTTGTGTGTGATACTGTTTACCCAACCCATTTTTCAATCTCAATTCTGGTAATTCATATATACCCGTCCAATAATATGGGTCGTGGAATTGTAACAACGTGTCGGGGTACTGTTTGTTTTCTTCGACGACCGTAAACTTTTCGGGTAATTTAGAGAGAAGTGCGTTGAGACTCTGCCTCGTCGCGAGTTTTTTGGCGAGCGCTTCAGCGCCCTGATATGTTAACTGGTCGCCCAATTCCACGGGCAAAATGAGCATTTTGTTTTTTGGAACACTCTTTGTTCTCTGTTTAGTTGGTGAATAGTCTTTGCCGTGTGCTAACACGAAATAGACGGGTACTTCACCGCGTATGGCCTTCTTTATGAGAGACATCTTGAAATATACACACAAAATATTTCACACAGGCCAACTGGGCATGTCTTCAAATCTTCTATCGGTTGGATTTTTGGAATACAGTACACCCAAAGCAAAACCACTCACGGCAGACAAGAGTACTTTCTTCATTTATTTGTAGTCCCCAAAAAAATGTAGTATACTTATAAGATGTCTTCTGGCGATGAAGAACTGAGCATGAAATTCTGTGAGGGAAACCCCACGGACGAAAGGTGTTCTTGCTACAACGTCATGTACGCAGACTGCGAAAAGACGCCAGACATACCGGGGTGTAGAGAAGCTAACGCGTGGAAGAGTAGCATTTTGGAAGTAGTCCCAAAAAATGCGGCATTCGATTCCCAGAGAGAACTCGCTTCGCGTGAGATTGATTTGAGACGCCACTGTGGAACTGAGGTGTGTTCTAAGGACAAATACAGACCACCGGATTATAAGGATTTAGAAAACATGGGTCTCTGTACATTCCAATTGGATATATGCGCTTCGGACGTTCAAGTAGGTGAGTCCATGAATGCAAAGTACTTTAGAGACTGTAGCCTTAACGAGACACCGTTTATAGATTTGGATTCCGTGTATGGTCTCGATTCTTCCGTGATGTATGGTGGTGAGATAAGAACGGCTGAAAACGCGGCGTTCGTTGCTGCAAAGAACAAACTTCTTCAGTTGAAACTCAGACGCGAACAACGAGCCGAAGAGGAGGAGTACCGCGCAAAGAAAGAACTCGAAAGGGAAAAACAAATCGAGATTCAGGATGAAAAGTACGACGAAGACACTAAGAAAAAAAGAATCATGATAGTGGTTGGTTTGGCTGTATTGGCTCTGATAATCCTTGTTACAATTTTAAATCTTAGATAGTTATAAGATGTCTGAGATAGTGGACGAGGCCTTTTGTGCCAAGGAAGAGAATAAGACTGACGAGAGGTGCTCGTGCTACAACACGATATTCAGAGACTGTGAAACTGAACGAGACATACCAGGATGTAAAGAAGCCATGCAATACGTCGACGACACATTAGCGAACATTCCAGAAACTGTGGGTCCACACAAGGCTGTCGCGCGCCTCGAACTCATGCAAAGATTGTACTGTCCGGCTAAAGTGTGTGTAGGTACAGATAAATATAAACCGCCTATCATGGACGACCTTCGTAAGACATCGCCGTGTGGTTTCAAATTGAACATATGTTTACAAAACACGGAAATAAACACGGCTTTGGATACGGAGGTGTTTTCGGAGTGTAAGATCAACGAAAATTTCATAGGTACGGATCCATGGGAACTCGACTTTTACGATGAAGAAAAGGATGAAATAGAAGAAAATCAATCTAATAAAGACGAGAGAATGGAACTCCGTAAAAAAGAACTCGAAGAGAAACAAAAACAAAGAGACGAAGACGCTAAAAAATTCAATACCATGTTAGCGGCGTTCGGTGTCGTGTTTCTATGTATAGTTATATTAGTCGTATTACTCAAGTAATTAAATAATTTCTCAATCAATATAAATGGCATCGTCTGGGTTTGTAGTGCTTTTTATAATGATGGCGGTATGCGTCGCTTCAATTGTGGTCGCAGTACAGGTTGGTAACAAGTTCATAGCAAACATGGAAGCCTCTCAGGTCATGATAGAAAACGATGTAAGTAATTCAGAAAAGGAGAAGGTCGATCCATTATCAGTCGTGTTGCCTTCTGGTCTGAAAGCGTGTGAAGTAATGGGTGATTGGAAAGAATCAGGTGAATGTCTATCGAGTGGTATGATGGAATATACACAGACCATAAAGGATAACACAGATAACGGCACTGGGTGCCCAGATGGTATAGATAAAAAGATGATGGAGTGTTGTTACGAGAAAGGCAACTGGACGGATAAAAGTTTCTGTATTAATGGCGAAAAGGAACAGAGACAGACAACTGTAAACTGTCCACCGAGTAAGAAGATTCGAAGAGTTAGCTGTACCAAAGAGACTTCTTGTAATTCAAATGGCAAAAAGACTGAAGTCACGAACGATTTAGATGGTAATGAGATAGTAAAAGAAGTGGATTGTTGCTACATAGGAGAATGGGAAAATGCGGGGCCTTGTGGTGTGCGCGGAGAACTACCACAGAAGAGACGAGTCGTGAACTGTAACCAATACATATCTAGTACTAGAAATGCGAAGTGTTGCGCCACTACACCTTGGGTAAACGTAGATAAGGTGTGTAGTAAAAATGGTAAAATGAAGCAACAGCGCCGTGTTTATAATTGTCCAAATGAACCCACGGAGAGGACTGTTAAATGTACTTATACGCCATGTAAAGTTTATTTATACGAAAATAAAAACCAATCTGGTATACGATCAAGTGGAATCACTGGTGATAGACCAACTGTAAAAAGCTTTTTTGGTAATTTTGAAAATGAAATGGCGAGTTCATACAAAATTGTGGGTACAAATTGTAAAGTCGTTGGGTATACAGAGACTGGTTATGGTGGTGAGTCGGCGCCTTTATGGGACGGACCCATTCCGGACGGAGTCATCAAAAATGACATGCCTACCCAATACGAAGATAAATTGTCGTCTATTTCAATCGAAAACAAATAAAAAATCTAAACTCATATAAATGATAGTTGTGGTACTCATTTTAGTCATACTTATACTATCAGTTATACTCGCCTTTCAGTTTGGTAAGAAAAGTACACCTCAGGTGGTAGTATCAAAACCACTCGAGAGAGGAGAAGAGGAGGAGGACACGTCGACCACCGCGACTTCTCGTTCCATAGAGACAGAGCCACCAGAAGAGGAAGATCCAGGTACATGTGAAACGACGGGAGATTGGGCCATGTCTGGTGAGTGTCAAGCCGATGGTACAGCCATATTTACTCAGACATATAAGGAGTCTAAACCGGGTGCATGCCCTTCTACCGAAAAGGCTCGCGTGAAACCATGCTGTTATCAAAAAGGGGATTGGACGGATACGACCGGGTGTAACGAGAGAGGTAGAAAAACGCAAAAACAAACGACCGTAAACTGCGCTGAAAACTTTAAAACACGTGAAGTTGACTGTCCGTATGTGAGTCCATGGAGAAAAACGGGTGATTGTAACTCAAGTGGAAAACAGTACTATGTGCGAGATGTGGTTAATAGCACAGAATCCAGAGAAAAAACCGAAGATTGCTGTTATATATCACCATGGGGTGGTTGGGGTGGATGGGGTGGATGTAATGGCTCTAAGAGATACAGAACTCGAAACAGAACGGTCGTGAATTGTCCATCCGGTACGCCTACGTCTGAGACTGGATCACAAAACTGCAATCATTGCGCGGGGTATTGGCAGAAGAATATTAAATGTTGGAAGCCCGCAGGTACGCATTGGGGAACTCCACAATATAGTAAACATACATATGATAAGTATGTACGGACTAAGAATGCCTCAAATGGTGGAGACAATTCATGTCCATCAAATGGGACAAAAGGTAATTGGCAAACCACTGGTAAAGGTAAACACGGACATGAATGTTAGACAGGTAAATGCATGCCCTCATAGGTCTGGTGCGACTAAGATTAAGGATGGATCTTATGCTACTGTAAACTGTTAAAAAATATAAACTTATATAAATGATAAATGTATTAATATTGATATGTTTATCAGCTATATTTGCTTATTTGGTGTTGTCAAATAAGAATGACAAGAAAACGCCGGAAATTAAAGAGGGTGCAAAGTCAAGTGAAACCAAGAAACAGGAAGACGAAGACACATCGTCGACTGCGAACTCCCAACCCATAGAAACAGAACCACCAGAAGAAGAACCAGGTACGTGTGAAACCACGGGTGATTGGGCCATGTCTGGTGAGTGTCAAGCCGATGGTACAGCCATATTTACCCAGACATACAAAGAGTCTAAACCGGGTGCCTGCCCTTCGACAGAAAAGGCGCGAGTGAAACCGTGTTGTTATCAAAAAGGGGATTGGACGGATACGACCGGGTGTAATGAAAGAGGTAGAAAAACACAAAAACAAACGACTGTTAACTGTGCCGAAAACTTTAAAACGCGCGAAGTTGATTGTCCGTATGTGGGTCCATGGAGAAAAACGGGTGATTGTAACTCAAGTGGAAAGCAGTACTACGTGCGAGATGTCGTTAATAGTAGCGAACCTAAAGAAAAGAATGAAAACTGTTGTTACATTTCTGCGTGGAGTGGATGGACCCCGTGGAGTAATTGTAATGGTTCTAGTAAGAGTAAAAGTCGAACCAGAACCGTCGTAAACTGTCCGGGTACAAGTACAAATGAAACGCAAACAGAGGCGTGTAGTATTCCGATATCTAGTTATTTCACTGCATCGTGTGCAGATTTAGGAGGGGGGTCCGATGTAATTTCGGCTTCTAATTTGGACGACTGCATGAGAAAGTGTAAAAACAATACACACGGACACGGGTACACTTGTTATGGTTTGATTCACGGACCCGGATTCTGTCGCGTGTATAATAATAAGGGGTTGGATCACGGTACAAACATATGTAACCAGGGTCTAAAGACATACACTCTCAATTAAAAAAATCTAAACTTATATAAATGATAAAGGTAGTATTTGTTTTGGTCGTGCTACTTTTATCAGTTATATTCGCTTATTTGGCGTTGTCAAATAAGCAGGGCTCTTCTAAAGAATTGTCCAAATCTAAGGCTACCCAGAATCAAGAAGACGAAGATACGTCGTCGACTGCAAACGCCCAGCCTATAGAAACAGAACCACCGGAAGAGGAAGATCCAGGTACGTGTGAAACCACAGGAGACTGGGCCATGTCCGGTGAGTGTCAAGCAGATGGTACGGCCATATTTACCCAAACATATAAGGAGTCTAAACCAGGTGCATGTCCTTCAAATGAAAAAGCTCGAGTGAAACCGTGTTGTTACCAAAAGGGTGATTGGACGGATACCAGTGGGTGTAACGAGAAGGGCAGAAAAACACAGAAACAAACGACTATAAACTGCGCTGAAAACTTTAAAACGCGTGAAGTCGATTGTCCGTATGTGGGTCCATGGAGTAAAACAGGTGGGTGTGGTGTGGATGGTAAACAGCATTTTATAAGAGATGTAATTAATAGCGTGGAACCCAAACAAAAAACTGGGCCGTGTGCATATGTGGGTCCTTGGACTAAATTAGGTGGATGTATACAGGGTGTTCAAACATATAGTAGAATAGTTATAAATAGTAACGAACCATCGAGTAGAACTGAAAATTGCTGTGAACTTGGTCCATGGAAAAATACAACGTGTAATACAAATAACACTCTAATACAGGTTAGATCACGTAAAAACTGCGCTGGTTCTGCTACCCAAGAAACTAGAGGCGTTCCAAATGGATGCAAATATACCAAATGTAATGTTCAAACATGGAAACACTCTAATTTTAGAGACCATACGTGGAGAATACAAGATTCTGTACATAATGTGAGAGACGATCCAAGAAGTAAACATTCTAGACATGATGAAGTCACGTCTTATAAAAAGTGGGGTGGAAACTGTACCGCAGTTGCATACGAGCACGACAGATATAGGGGTAAATCTTTAGTATTGAGTGATGGCGCGCATAATGTACCCGGATGGTTTAATGATAAATTAAGTTCAATACGTATCATGCATCGCCCAATAAAACTATAGTTGAAAGGAGACTAATGCGGGTTTATAAAAAATCTAAACTTATATAAATGATAAAGGTGGTGTTTGTTTTTATAGTGCTACTTTTATCAGGTATATTTGCTTATTTGGCATTGTCAAATAAGAAGGACGAGGAAACGCAGGAAAACAAAGATGGTTCAAAGTCGAATGAAACCAAGAAACAGGAAGACGAAGACACATCGTTAACTGCGACTTCTCGTTCCATTGAAACAGAACCACCGGAAGAAAAAGAAGATCCGGGTACGTGTGAAACCACTGGCGATTGGGCCATGTCTGGAGAATGTCAGGCCGATGGTACAGCCATATTTACTCAGACATACAAAGAGTCTAAACCGGGTGCATGCCCTTCGACTGAAAAGGCTCGTGTGAAACCGTGTTGTTACCAAAAAGGGGATTGGGCGGATATTTCAGAGTGTAAAGCGACTGGTTTTAAAACGCAACAACAAACGACTGTAAACTGTGCTGATAACATCAAAATGAGAGAGTACACATGTGAATATGTTGGTCCATGGACAAAGGTTGGGACGTGTACGAGTGATGGTAATCAAGCATATTATAGGGTCAATGTAAATAGTATTAAACCTACCACGAAAACAGAAAAATGCTGCTATTTAACGAGTGACTGGAAAACTGACGGCCGGTGTGAAGAACATAAACCTGGATTTCAAAAATATGTTAAGACATATAAAGGTGAATGTACTGAAGACGAAGTAATTAAATGGGAGCCATGTAGAAAATGCAAACGAGAGAAGGTTCCTTATTCAGCGTATTGTTGTACTGAATGTTGTTCGATATACGCCAACTGTCCACGTAAATGGAAGACGTGCACAAAAACTAAATGGGAGGTTACTGATCATGGACTTGGTACGGGTGCGTGTTAACCCCACGCCCCGCGTCCTCTCGTTCCGAGCGTTCCGCACGTTTCGGCCAGTCGCCGCACGTTTCGGCCAGTCACCGCACGTTCCGAGCGTTCCGCACGTTTCG